TCACCAGCTAAATTCATAGTAGTAGATATTTCACAACTAAATCTATCTTTGTGTCTTTTAAGTTCATCACCTTTTTTGTATATTCTTGCGTAGGTATAAGCTGGATATAATTTTAATCCTGTTGCTTTTTCCATACCTGGCTGACATTTAAGTAATAATGTTTCCATAGCCATATTAGCGTATTGAGAATATGTATTTGGTATTTGTTCGTTTTCATCTTCGTAATGACCTAATATGTTTTCAAAAGGTGAAAAGTATCTAGCTTGTCTACAAGTATCATAAACTTGTTTTTGCATCATAAAATAATTTGCAATAAAACTTGCGAGGTCTTTTGATATTGCTTGACGAATAACTGTATACTTTTTTTTCTTAAACATCTTTAGCCATTTCTTTTGGTACAGCCTGTATGTTCCAATGTATAAATCTAAAAGGTTCTATACCAAAGTCTACACTAAACTCGTGTTCTAAAAATCCTGGAAAGATAATTAATGTACCTGGTGTAGGTTTAAAGTGAATTAATTCATTACCACCCCATACACCCTTTTGTTCTGGTTTCATTTTTAATTTTGTAGCTCTTGCACCGGTCCTCGGTTCGTGAAATACAGGCATCGATGTTTTATCACTACACTTTAAAAAATAAAAACCCGATACATGTTGATTCCAATGTATATGTGCACTGTGATGACCACCACCTTTTTTAGCAAATTCTTGTACCCACATCTCACTAAACACAGCCGAGTACTGTTGCATATCAAAACCTTGGTGATCTAAATACTCCCAAGATTTTTGACCAATGTAATTTCTAAAATCTAAAAAATCATTATCCATTGTAAGTGGTGTTGAATGATATGATCTTCCAAAGTCACCGTGTTTTTTTATATGTGCTTTAGCTTCTGGAAAATTTTTAGCAGCTTTAATATATTTGTTAGATGCTTTTGTTAATGATTTTACAAACTCTGGTTTGTGTTCTGACCAAATGGTCGTGTTAAAGTAATTGTTTATATACATTATTTAAAAGGCCTTCCTAAATGCCAAACAACAAGACTATATCTTGTGCCAGCAGTTACTGGTTTAACTCTATGCCAAACAAAAGAAGGAAACACAATAATAGATCCTTTTGGTAAAATCTCTTTTGCTTTTCTTAAATGTTTAACTTCATCTCTCATATGTGGATCATAGTTTCTAAAATCAAATTCTAATTCACCACCTGTGTATTCTGAACCATCTGTTAATTGACAAGTCATAGATAGTTTTCGAATTTTACCATTGTCGGGTCCTTCTTTTTCATAAGGTTTGTCCCAACTATCACAATGCCAATCATAGTATTGGTTATGTTTATATTTTGTAAACTGACAAGACTCACTTCTTTCCCAATCAAAGTTCCACCCAGCTTGTTTATTTGCCTCGTGAACATATGGATGTAATTCTTTATATATCCAAGTATCATTTAACCAAACTAAATCAGAATTTCTTTTTCTTTTTAAATCTTTTACTTCTTCTTTATTTAATGGATTTTTATTTAAATCTCTATCTCTTCCATATCCTCCAGTAATAGCCATTGTTTCTTTTTGTGAATTTGCATAAGCTATAACATCATCACAAAATTTAGGTGTAAGAACACCACTAAAATACCAGTAATAATTAGATATATTCATAAGTTATAGTCTGTACAAAGTTTAATGAATCTTTTTGATTGTTAGTTAGATAATACATATTAGTTGATGGAAACATTATAAATTTATTGTTTGTAAGTTTTATATCCCAAGATCTACCTTTACGTCTGTTATCTTCAAAATGTATTCTAACATTACAATCTTTTACTTTTACTCCATAAAGTAATGTAAAGTCTGGTGAGTTACGTAGATCTACTGGATCAATATTAAGTAATGGAATTGTAATTTCCGCAGGTTTATAAATATTGCCCCACGTTTCTTTGTTAACTAAATTAAAATCATACTCAAGACTAATGTGGTCTCGCATATATGTATTTAACATATCCCAAGTTCGTGAGAATGGAAATTGTTTGTTTTTAATTTGTGATTGTAAAATGTCTTTTTGAAGTTTATCTCGGTCGATATCCCAATCTTTAGGCATCGCCACATCACCAAAATATAATGCTTGCTCTGTTAATACTTTCTTTTGCATACCACCACCATTTTTAATTTATGCTTTTAAGTCTGTCAAGTCCCAAGATTGATTAGTTTCATTCCACACATACTCCCAAGCGTGAGTAGATTCTGCAGGATCTCCAACAGGAGTATTTTGAGTTTCTTGTTCAGCTGTTAATGCAGGAGCATCACCGATTGGTGATTTCCAAGAAGCTGATTCAATATGTTTTACCCAAGATGCATAAGGTTTTTTAGGCCAAAAAATTTGATCATCTTCGTCCCAAGTATCACCTATACCTGCGTAGTTTCCTCTAAAAGGTGTACCACCATTTCTATGTTGATTGCCTTGTGTGTTGTAAGATGTTTGAATCCACATTTGTGCAGGCCAATTATTGTGTTTTTCTAAATATTGTTGACCTACTGATTCATCCTCAACGCCATCAGCGTTTAACATATCTTTATTATCAAGTGTTAATACTTGAATAACTTTACTGTTAGCTCCTAGTTTTGCAAAATGTGCCATAATGTTTCTCCTTATATATTAATTTTTAATATTCATCAAGCTTGGAATCTATATCTAATTACAACAATTCCTGATCCACCTGCTTTAGATGCTTGAGAAGATGGTCCTCCACCGCCACCTCCAGTATTTGCTACTCCCGCTGCATTACATTGAGATGCATTACCACCTATTCCACCACCACCTGCACCTGGTTGACCTTGTGACCCTGGAGTATTACCAGAACCACCTCCACCACCACCTGAAAAATATCTTCCATTTGGTGCTAAAGGACTTGGTGATTGTCCATAACTTGGAGCTGTTGGTCCAAAAAAACCATTAACTATAAATGCTCCTCTTCCTCCAGGTTGTCCATCGTCTCCACAAGTTGGGCAATCACTTCCTGCATCTTCTGCACCGCCACCACCACCAGATCCCGATTCACTTTCTGGAGCTGCTGCTCTTTTAGCGCCTCTACCGCCTGGTTGACCTTGTGACGGAGATACAGGAGGTGTGTTTCCTGTTCCTCCTTGATCGACTGCCGGTTGAGGATTAGCTCTACCAGCACCGCCACCGCCTGATCCTCCTGTCTTATTAGCGCCACAAGCTACTCCTGGAATTGGAGCGTTTTTAGATCCACCTCCACCACCACCTGTTGATGTTATACTTGAAAAAACTGAATTAGCTCCTCTAGATCCACCAGTAGTATTACAAGGATCTCCCGATCCTCCTGCACCTACTGTAACTGGATAACCTTGTACTGAAACCGGTAAAGCTGCTGGACCATTTAATGGAGATGCAGCAGGAAGAGCAGTAAATGATCTCCAACCACCACCTCCACCACCGCCGGCTGCTTGAACTTTTCCACCTGCTGTACCATAACCACCTGAACCTCCACCACCTGCTACTACTAAATATTCTACTGTATTTGCTCCTGCACAATTTCCTGCAGAAGATACACAAAATGTTCCTGGACCTGTAAATATATGAACTTTATGACTACAAACTGTTAATACGCAATTTCCTCCAGTTGCAGCAACATATTGTGGTCCTGGTGCCTCTGATTGTAAACCTGAATCTGTTACTAGCCAACCTTTTGTTGCATCTACAAAAACTAATGTAACGGCTAAACCTTCCTCACTTAAAGTTGAATTTACAGCCAAACCTCCAATATTAGAACCGTTTCTTAATAATATACAATTATTTGTATCCCAAGTATTTGCATAATCTTTTACTGCAACTACATCTCCAGGGCTTGGTGATGCTGGTAGTGTTACATCAATCTCACCACTTGTTGTATTTACAAAATATCCTTCACCAGCGACTGCTGTAAAGTCTCCTGTCTTAACTGTTGTATTCCAAGATGCCGAACCTGTTGCACCAAAACCTACTGCCGTCCCACTATTAGTTATAGTTGCACCTGCAGGAATAGTAAAAGAATCTCCACTATCCCCTAATGTGACTGTACCACACGCTGCTCTTGGACTAATTTTATTTACTTTTATTTCACTCATAATTTACCTATTGAAATTTGTACCTTATCACAACTATTCCAGAACCGCCAGCACCACTTACACCACTTCCTCCACCAGTACTAATTGATCCACCACCTCCACCACCAGTGTTTGCAGTTCCATCATCCTCACCAGAAGCTCCACCACCTAAACCACCTGTACCAGCACCATAAGGTCCAGGAGAAGCTCCTTGAGCACCTCCACCTGCATAATATCTAAATGAACCACAAGGTTGACCATTTGAACCAAAAGCTGTTGGTAAACCCGCACCTGCGCCACCAGGACCACTAGGACCTTGAGATGGTTTAGGACTTCCTGCAGCTATAGCTCCACCTCCACCGGCAGATCCTTGATCGGGAGTTTGACCTCCTCCAGTTCCACCAGGATTACCTTGAGAAGGACTTACAGGAGGTGTATTACCAGCACCTGCTGGAATAGTAGAAGAAGATCCTCCACCACCGCCACCGCCTGATCCTCCAGGTCTTCCTGGACTTGGAGCAGAACCATTACCACCACCTCCACCACCTGTTGATGTTACACTTGAAAATATTGAATTAGAACCGTCGTTTCCTGGGTTAGTTGTAGGACCTCTTCCTGCACCTCCTGCTCCAACTGTTATTGGATAACCTTGGGCTGATACAGGTAAACCTGTTGGTGATCTTAAAGGATGTCCTGGCGCACAACTAGGTGAAGTATAAGTTGAAGCTGAATATCTAAATCCACCAGCACCACCTCCTCCATTTGCATTACCTGGTTGTCTTACTCCTCCACTTCCACCACCTGCTACTACTAAATAATCTACAGTATCTGAACCTGATGGGTTACCTCCACAAGATACACAAAAAGTTCCTGGACCAGTAAAGGTATGAATTTTAAAATCACCACAAGTTGTTATAGTTCCACCTGTTGCAGTAACAAATTGTATAGTAGCTCCACCTGATGTAAATTCGTTTTCGTGTACTGTTTTCCAACCAACTGTTGCATCCACATAAACAAAAGTTAAACCTTGACCCTCTGTACTTATTGCTAAATTTCCATTAACAGTACCACCATTAATTTTTTCTCCACTCGCAGGAGTAATTGTTAAAGCATTTGAATCAAAAGTTTTATTATAATCTTGTATTGAAACTATTGCACCTGCTGATCCAGATGGCATAGTCATTGTTATAGCACCTGATGTAGTATTAACAAAATACCCTTCACCATTTGCTGCTGTAAAGTCTCCTGTTTTAGGAGTTGTTTGCCAATCAACAGTTCCTGTTCTACCAAATCCTGATTGAGATGCACCTGATGCAAGTGTTACTGTTTTACCAGATTCACCTAAAGTTAAAGTGCTTCCTGATTCTGTTGTTACTGTATTTACTTTAATTGTACTTGTCATAATTATTGAAATTTATACCTTATCATTACTATACCTGAACCACCTGATCCACCTGGTCCAGTTCCTGGACCACCAATACCACCGCCACCACCACCACCACCAGTGTTTGCTGTACCAGCTGTTCCTACACCAGGTCCACCTGGTCCTGCTCCACTTGCACCAGCACCTCCTCCAGAAGTTGCTGTTCCAAAATTAGCACTATTTGAACCACCACCGCCACCACCACCAGCTCTACCTGTGGGTGTTCCATTAATTGAACTTGTTGCGCCTGCTCCGCCTGGACCTGAACAAGCCGAAGCAGCTGTGCCTCCAACTGCTGTAGCACCACCTCCACCACCACTTGATTCAACAGGTCCTGCACCTCCACCATTATTTCCTTGAGGCGGATTTACGGGTGGATTATTACCTGCTGCACCTGAACCACCAGGGAACGCACCACCTCCTCCAGATCCACCAGTTGTTCCATTTCCACCAGAATAATCTCCACCACCACCACCACCGGCAGATGTTATTGTAGTTGAACTTGCAAAAACTGAATTTGAGCCTGTTGATCCTGCTGCACTTCCTGGTCCAGGTCCACCTCCAGCTCCAACTGTAACAGGATAGCCTGTTGCTGTAACTGGTAAAGCACTTACACAAGCGCCTAAAGGTGATATTGTATAACTTCCAGAAGCTGTTCCACTAGATTCTCTATATCCTCCAGCTCCACCTGCTCCACCGCCTGAAGCACCACCACCTCCTCCAGCTACTACTAAATAATCTATTGTGTTTGATCCTGCAGCATTACCTACAGAACATACTGTAAAAGTACCAGGACCGGTAAATGTGTGAACTTTAAAATTTGTACAAACGGTTGTAATTGTTCCACCTGTAGCTGTTATAAATGTTGGAACTACTGGAACCTGTGAAAAATCATCGCTGTGAACAGATCTCCATCCAACAGTTCCATCGACATAAACTAAAGTTAAACCTTGACCTTCTGTTGATAAAGTAAGACCCTGTCCTGCCGCACCACCATTAATTTTTTCTGAACCATTTGGATCAATTGTTAAATTACCTGTATCAAATGTATTATTATAATCTTGTATTGAAACTATTGCACCAGGAGAACCTGCTGGTAAATCTACTTCAAATCCACCGCTTGTTGTATTACAAAAATATCCTTCTCCTGATACTGCGGTAAATGTAGAAGTTTTTGGAGTTGTTTGCCAATCAACAGTTCCTGTTCTACCAAAACCTGTTTGAGTAGCGCCAGCACCTAAAGTTACAGCTGTGCCTGATCCACCTAAAGTTAAGGTTGAACCACTTTGTTTATCTATTGCATCTACTTCTATTTTTGACATTATACTATTACTAAAGTCCCTGTTACTGTTATTGTTGCAGGAATAGTGATAGGTCCAGCTAGAACT